TTACAGGATGGTCAAGAAGTAATGGAAGAAGTTAAAGCTGTCCGTTTAAATGAAAAATTTATTAAAAACGCAATAAAAACAGGCATACCACAATTAGGCGTTGTAGGGGGTGTCGGATTGATGGATTTTATGGTAAGAGATAACAAAGATGGTAGGAACGATAGTTTACTTGCCTATTAGGAGTGTAGAATGGCACTGAGTAATTATACAGAATTAAGGGCTGCAATGGCTGACACCTTAAATCGTGATGATTTAACAAATCAAATACCAGATTTTATCAAACTAGGCGAAAGCCAATTAATCAGGGATGTTCGTCATTGGCGTATGGAAGATAGAGCCACAGCGTTGGTTGACAGTCAATATACTGCTTTGCCATCTAATTTCATTGAACCGATACGTCTTACCATACCTGCATCGGAAACGCACACGTTGGACTTAGTAAGTCCTATGGAGGTTTCTAAGCTTCGGGAAGATAATGGTAATACAACAGGTAGGCCGCAACAATACGCAGTGGTTGATGGTTCTTTTGAGGTTTTTCCAGTGCCAGACACAGATTACACAGTAGAATTAGTCTACTACGAAGAAATACCAGACCTAGCAACAAATAATACTAATTGGGTGTTAACATACTTCCCAAATAGTATTTTTTACGGTTCTTTGCTTCATTCCGCACCATTTCTACAGGAAGATGCAAGGGTGCAAGTGTGGAACGCATTGTATCAACAAGCGATTTCTGCTATTAATTATGAAGGACAGGCCGCTAGATCGTCTGGTTCTGGTCGTGCCATCAAAATAAGGAGCTATTAAATGGCAAGTTTTACTAAAGTAAATGACTTTGTGGTTAACCTAGCTAATGCAATGGATATGAACGCTGACACGTTTAAAGTTGCTTTATCTAATACAAACCCAACATCAGGCACAGATGCAACGGCAGACGGAAACGGTGTTTTAGCAAATATTACTGAAATTTCATATACAAACCTATCAGCAAGGACATTGCAAAATGTCACAAGCACTCAAACTAGCGGCACATATAAATTGTCGGCT